GACACAAACCGGAAGGCGACTTTGTTTTCCTTGCCGGTGACCACCGCGCTGCAATCCACCAGCGGCTTCGGCAAGCTGGCGGGGAGAGTGCGGACGGTCGTGTAGGTGCCGGGGGACGAGTAGGTGAAAACCAGTTCGCCTCTGAGAAGGAGGACACCGTTGGTTTGCTTGGCTTCGATCAGGCCCGCGCCCTGCTTGACAACAAGCGGGGTCCAGTCGAAGTCGGGTGGTGGAGTCTTCCCACCAGCGATCATCGTGCGGACGATAGACTTGACCTCTGGCTCGGTCATGGTCTTGGGCTGGGAAGCCAAAACTTTCTGGATTTCTTGGGTGATCGGAACGGCGAGATCGGTAGTGACTGCTTCGCCTTCAGCACCTTTTCCCGTAGCGGGGGCAAGCCACAAGTCTCCGTCTTTGCCAACGGGAGCGGATTCCTGCTCAAAGACTTCAGGAAGTTCCTCGACCTTTGCATACCCAGCAAGGTCGATGGTGCCGCCAGAAGACAGGGCGACAAGAAGCTGATCCACCTCGGCCTTGGAATAGACAGTGGCAATCTCCCCATCGACATACTCGGTGGTCGCATAGGCAGACAGGTCAACGGCTGGCCCGCCACCGGGGAGAGCCGCCAGAAGGGCATCCACCTCAAGGTCGCTGTAGTAGCCGACAATTCCCTTGAGGGGCTTGATGGCAAGGGAGTAGGGCTGGTGCGGTTGCTGGCGTTCTGGTGCAGGCATGACGTTATTCCTCAATAAGTGGCAGCAGGAACCGCTTGCCGTTCACGACAACAGGCACACCACCCACAATGTCAGGCTGGTAGAAATACTGTCCATCAGCGGAAACGCCGATGACCTGTCCACCAGAACTAGCCAGCGGTGCGACAGGAAAGCGGAGCAGGGCGGGCTCAATCTCCTGACCCTCAATCGCCGCAATAACGTCAGCGCGGGTGGCGGGACTCACCGAAGACTGTGAGTCTCCAGATGACATCAACCAAGGAAGTTTGGAGAACTTCAGGAACCCGTCGCCAATCTTCAGGCATTGATCCGGGGGACCGGCAATGACGAAGCCGAACTCACCGGACTCCAAGATGGGGTCGTTTTTCAGCCACTCCGCAAGGGTGTCCTGACGGCAGCGAATCTGCCAGTAGCCGCGCTCGTCGGACGAAGCACCAGACCGAAGCGAAGGATAGTTGTATGGCATAGGGCGACCTCCTCGCCCTATTTATGTCCCGCACCAGACCGATTGCCCCGCTCCGTTTAGCCCTTCTTCCAACGAGGCGTGTGCTTCTCTTTGACCCGCTCAAGAGCGGCCCGCATGGGGAGCCCGGGACTCGCGGCCATTTCCCGCTTTGCCAATTCCCGGGCAATCCTCGGGTTTAGGCCGACCTTCTTGGGTGGCAATTCTCGACCCTCGACCGTGACGGCACCGGCAACCGTCAAATTGCGGTCCCGGGCAACGCTCCGAACGTCCGACAGGTCTGAAACCCAAGCCCGTGGATCGCAGTGCCCCAGCTTGTTCGCCAGCCCGCTGACATACTGCTTGCCAGAAATGTTGATCCCAGCCTCTTTGGCCTCGCGGACCATCTTCTTGGCTTGACGGGCCGGAAGCTCATCCAGCCAGTTGCCGTCGAGCCTGCCCTGCTGGAAAGCCCGGTCAGTCCCACGGGTTCCCGGGGGTTGCTGGAGGGCGCAAAGGAGAGCCCACCGCTCCCCGTGCCCAAGGGCCAGCACCTTCTTGTAGTGATCCTGAACGTGCTTGGGTGCGTCCTTGATTTCAAAAGGCAGTTCAGTCATGCGGTCCTCCAAGCTTTTCCGGCAGAAACGTCGCTGATGGTAGCTGTGCTGACCCCGATCCAGCGGGCGAGGAACGTGATTGCCCCATTCGCGCAGCCCCGCCGGGTGGGGTGCCTGCGTCGAAATTCACGGATGGCGGCAACCACCTTTGGGGTTAGCTTGGCGGTGCCGTGAGATTCGCCTTTTGTGTGCCTGCCCTTCGCCACCATGTCGGCCAAGTTTTCCGCCTGAGTCCCCAAAAACAGGTGCTTGGGGTTGACGCACTTCGGGTTGTCGCACCTATGGCAGACGCACATCCCCTTGGGGATCGCCCCGAAATGAAGCTCATACGAAAAACGGTGGCAGTCTCGGTTCCTACCGGAAATCCACAACTGCCCATAGCCGTTGTGGTGGCAAACACTTGTCCATTCCCAGCACCCATTCGGAGAGCCAGAGTTGACCTTCATCCAGAATCGTTCTTCGGGGTCCACGCAGTTGCCGTGCATTACTGTAGCTCCGGCGGCACTTGCTGAAGTTCAGTCGCCGGAACCTCCCCGCCCCCTTCGCCGTCAGCCGGGGAGGCAGGCGCACTGGCAGCATCGGGGGGCGGGGGAGGAGGTGGCAGAGAACGGAGGTACTGGGAAGCCTTATCAAGAATCGCTGGGTCATCTTTCAACAGCCCGATAGCGCGATTACAGGCACCGCACAAGAGCCCGCGAATTACGCCAGTGGCATGGCAGTGGTCAACGCAAGCGCAGTCTGTCTTGCCTTGCCCCTCCCACACCACCATTTTGATTCCACATATCGCACAACACCCGCTCTGAGAGTCAAGCATTGCGGTGAACTGGTCGTATGTAATCCCGTAATTCGCTTTCAGGGACCACTCTTTCTTTTGTTCCTTGGAGAGGTGGTGGTATTTGTTGTTTTGAGTCCGCTGGTGCTTTCGCACCTTATCCGGGTTGTCCTTCTTCCACTGAGCATTTGCTTCCTGAAGACGCTCCCTATTGGCACGGTAATACGCCAAGCATCGGGCGTTATCTCTTTTCCTTCGTTCTTCAAGGATTGCATTCAGGACGATCACAGTTGTAACTCCGGTGGCACTTGCTGCGGCTGGTCGGGCGGTCCTCCAGCACCGGGTTCAGCGTTACCCTCTCCCTGCGGCGGCGGCAACTGTTGGGAAGGTGGTTGAGGTGGCGGCGGCTCCGGCACCATGTACCCAGATGGATCAACGTCGATGGCATCGCAATAGTCGCGCATCAGCGAGTTCCATGGCCCAACAACCCCCTGCGCAAGAAGGCCCTGTAGCACAGGCCCCATAGTCTGTAGGGCTATGTTCAATGCCTCTATTTTCCCGGCCTTGTTGGGCTTCCGGGCAGAGCCAGCTTCAATGCGGTACTCGTACTCCCGCGCAAGCTGATCCAGCGGCATCGGCTGAATGGACTGAGCCCAAACCTCCGCACCCAGCGGTCCAAGAATCTGCGCAACGTCCTCGGGCTTGAGAAGCCATCGCGCCGCCAGAGCCTCACGGCGGGCAAGCATCGACATGGCATCTTCCAGAGCGGAAGCCATGTCATCGGGCCTGACCGAAATTTGCTCGGACTTCACCTGCGCTTCTGCGGCACTTCTATAAGCTGCCCTCGTCATGCCGTAAGTGAGTTCTGTCAGACCCACTCGCTTATCGAACATCTCCGAAACCGCTTGAACAATTTGCCAAAGCTCTGGCGTGACCTGTGGCAACTGAAAGACGCTGACAATATCACTCACCGACCGGCCAAGGGTTTCCGATAGCTCGACAAGCGAGAACCCGGATTCCTCATGCTTTAGAATCTGATCCTTGATGTCATCGCCCGCAGCCTTGGCAACTCCCACCATGGTCTTGCAGGAAGTCATCACCCGGGTCGCAAGGAAGCTCATCGCCCAATTCAGGAATTTCAATTCTCCCATACCCGGCTTCAAGTGACTGATGGGCCACGAATACCCGGGCTTGCGGTGACACTGGAAGAACGTGCAGGGCCAGCCGTTCATGTCTGCGTAGAACGGAATGGGCCAGCGGGTGCGGGTGAAAAGGGTGTTGGGGAGGCCGGTTTCGTCGGGCTCCTCCATCACAACGTCCTTCGGGGTGTTCAGCGGGAACTCAACCCCATCGGCCACAACCAAGTAGCAGTTCTGCCCAAGCGAATCGAACATCTGGGCAAACTCTTTCGGAGCCCCCTTGAGGGTGTGCCCGAAACCCGTCTTCGACCAAATCTTCCAGTACACGATCAGGTCGTTGGTTTTGCCGTTTTTCTTGCGGTTTTTGTACCCACGGTCTTCTTCTTCACCGCGAGAAACGTAGCTCTCCAGATGCCCCTTCAGAGCATCGCGGTCAACCCCGTACTTCGCGGCAATGTCGTTGATCGGGTGAACGCAGCGACGGGCAACCCAAAGAATGTCTTCCTGCTCGTCCGCGTCAGGATCGAACAGCAAGTTGTCCACCGAATCGGCAAACGAACCAACCATGCCAACCGGCGGGCCTTCCTCGCCACCAAGCTCGACAAGCTCGGTCCACCACACACCCATGCCCTTGAGGATGCCTTCATCCACAACCCGGCGGGAATGCTCTTTGAGGTTGAGTTCGACGGGAGTGTAGTTGAGATAGGCTTCGATGAGGCTACTGACCGTCTGCCGCATCTCCTCAATCATGCCGATTTGCTGGCTGACCTGAACGTACTGTTCAATCTTCGGGTCAGGCATCTGCATCCCGGTCATGGGGTCCATCTGCGGCGGCTGGCTCGGGTCGATGCCAAGAGCCGTTGGCGGGATCGCAGGAAACTTCTTGGGGGTGACAGTCCGCACGGGATTGCGGGCATAGATCACTGAACCCAGTAGCTTGACGGCTTCAAACGCCCGATTCAGAGTCATCCGAAAGCTGGGGGGCGACATCTTGGAATAAGGAGTCCCGGCCTTGGGCTCCCAAAACCAATTCCTGCCACCGTCAAAGAAGTTCATGGCTTCCTTGGCATCCTCGGTGAAGGGCCGCTTGTGCTTCTCGGCCTGCTTCAGCTTGGACAGCCACGAAGACGCAACGCTCCGCAGAGCATCCTCGACTTGCTTCTGCGTGTAGGCATCCGGCGGCGGGTCTTCAAACTGGCTCGGATCGCCGCCCGTCAGCGGCAGTTCCGGGGCATAGTTTTCTTCGCTCACTGCGCGTACCTCCTACACACAACCCACTGGCCGCTTGAGGTCTGGGCGTAACCAACGTCCGCATCCCGCATACCTGAATTGGCAAAACAGCAATTCCGGTACGCTGCATCCGGGGTGGGGCCCATTCCCAGACCTTCCGGCCCGGAGTAGCCACCCATGTGCTGGAGCCGTCCCATACGGGCGCAGGCTTCAGCGACCCCCTGTGCGGTGTTGGTCATCGCACGAACGGCATTCTGGACAGGCTGACCTTGCTGGTACTGGCGGCGCGGCCTCGCATGGGCAGTCGAGCAAGCAAGGGCCACGGCAAGAACGACGAGAAGGCACCTCATGCTGCCACCTCCTTCGTCTTCTTTGCAGCTTCCAGCTTCGCCTTGGTCACCATCCCCTTGAGTTCCTTGAGAAGGGAAGTGGTCGGATGAAGCTCCCAGCAACCCCAACGCTGCCAGTTCTGAGCCATCTCGGACTCAACCCAAAACGGGTCATCTCTGTGGCGAACCGACTTCTTCTCAACGAACCCAGCGTTCTGCGTGAACACAAGGATGGAGACAGAATCACGCCCCGGTCGTTCGATCACCCAGCCCATCACGGGGTCTGTCGGTGAAGACGGGTTGTCATGCCACAAAACAAGATCGCCAATCGTCACCTCGGGCATTGCATAGGACATAAGGGAGCCTCCATGGAAAGGGACTGCCCTACACTAATGCCCGCCCAAAACCGGGCAACACCTATGCCGACAAAGC